CATCTCTGGTGATATTGATATAGATGGAACTACTAACTTAGACATTGTAGACATTGATGGTGCAGTTGACATGGCTACAACTCTTGCTGTTGCAGGAAACGTAGACTTCAATGGAGACCTAGACGTAGACGGTACAACTAACCTAGACGTAATTGACGTAGACGGTGCAGCTAACTTTGCGGCTGACGTAACCTTTGCAGACGGCGCAGATATTATCACTGCTTCAGCAGGTGACAACAATGTTAGAATTGGTGTAAACGCAGGTAACTCAATAGCCTCTGGCGGTAACTACAACGTGGTCTTGGGCGATGAGGCTGGTACTGCTTTGACCACGGGTGATAATAATGTGGCTGTAGGTTTTGAGGCTCTTAAAACTGAAGATGCTCATGGTTTTAATGTTGCTGTTGGACACAGGGCTTTAAAAACTCAGAACGCAGGGGCAGATGCTTACAATGTTGCTGTGGGTGCTGATGCAGGAGTATTAGTTACAACGGGTGTAGCAAACACTCTGATTGGTAGTTTAGCAGGTGATGCGCTTACTGATGCTGATTTTAACATAGCGGTTGGTCATCAAGCATTAACAACAGATACGTTAGGTAGTCGTTCTACTGCGGTTGGTTACTTTGCTCTTCAAACCCAAAACTTTACATCAGCTACAGATTCTAACAACACAGCGATTGGTTATAACGCAGGTGGAGCAGTCACCACGGGTACTGTAAATACTTTTGTAGGGGCATTATCAGGTGATGCATTAACAGTAGGTCATCATAATACAGCTATGGGAATGCAAGCATTAACCTCTGATACCAAAGGCTCAAACAGTATTGCAATCGGTAGTTTTGCATTAAACACACAAAACTTTACGACTGCTACAGATACTTTCAATGTAGCAGTTGGATATAACGCAGGATCAGCAGTCACCACTGGCATAGAAAACACCCTCATAGGTGGTCTTGCAGGTGATGCTTTAACTGATGCGGATCATAATGTTGCGATTGGGATTAGTGCATTGAGTGCTGATACGTTAGGTGGTCGGTCTGTTGCAGTTGGTGCATTTGCATTACTGACTCAAAACTTTACTACAGCTACGGATGCTTTTAACACAGCCGTTGGGTATGACGCAGGAAGGCTTGTCACAACAGGCGTACAGAACACCATCATAGGTGGTCTAGCTGGAGATGCACTTACAACTGGTGGTACTAATGTTGCTGTAGGTTTTGAATCTTTAAGCACAGAAGATACCGGCAGACAAAATGTAGCAATAGGTTATCAGGCTTTATCAACACAGAATAAAGATGACACTAATTTGAATACGGCTGTTGGCTATCAAGCTGGATTGGCAATTACTACTGGAGTTAGTAATTGTATTTTTGGTGGAAGTGCTGGTGATGCTTTAACAACGGGCAGTTTTAATGTAGCACTGGGTAGGTCTTCTTTATCTGCTGATACAAAAGGCGGTAATAGTGTAGCTATAGGCCAATCTGCTTTAACTGCTCAAAACTTTACAACTGCTACAGATTCTCTCAACGTAGCGATAGGGTTTCTTGCAGGTGCTGCAGTCACCACAGGCGTACAGAACGCCCTGATAGGTGCTAATGCTGGTGATGCTTTAACGGATGCAGATCTTAACACGGCAGTAGGCTTTGACGCTTTAGGCAACGATCAGCTAGGCAGTAGAAATGTTGCTATTGGCAGAAGTGCTTTATCTGTTCAAAGATTTACTACAGCTACTGATTCTTACAATACTGCCGTTGGTACGTTAGCAGGTAGTACAGTCACAACAGGCATACAGAACACCTTTATAGGTGGTCTAGCAGGAGATGGTTCTACTGATGGTAATAATAATGTTGCCGTTGGTCATTTAGCATTAAGTGCTAACTGTGGTAATGATAATGTTGCTGTTGGACTTGGTGCTTTAAATGTTTGTACAGGAACAAATAATACTGCTTTAGGAGGTGATGCAGGGGCTGCCCTTACCTCTGGCGGTAATAATCTGCTTTTAGGTAACGACGCAGGACGTACAGGTAGCCCCGGTGGTAATCAAACCACAGGTAACAACAGAGCCTTCATAGGGGATGAAAATATAACCTCTATAAACGCTCAAGTAGATATAACAGCAGCCTCAGACCAACGTGATAAGACGGACTTTACTGCATTAGACCTTGGCCTAGACTTCGTTAATGCACTAGCCCCAGTAACATATAAGTGGGATAAGCGTTCTAATTACGGCGATAAAAATAATGAGGACTATGATCTTAACGCACAGTCTCCAGACGGTACGCACAAAGAAGACTGGCTAGACATTGGCTTTAAGGCTCAAGAAGTAGAAGCCCTAGAAATAGCGGCAGGATACAACAAGAGCAATAAGACTAACCTAGTCTCTAGCCACACAGGTGATGGCAAGCAGATGGGTCTACAGTACAGTAAGTTTGTACCAATTCTAGTCAAAGCATTACAAGAACTCTCCGCAAAGAACGATGCTTTAACAGCACGTATAGCGGTCTTAGAAGGGTAAACATGGAACTGATACCACGACACTTTCCAAACGTAGGCGTAGTTGAGGGACAACTACCAGAAGACGTGACTGAAAACATATGGACAGTAATCAAAGAAGCACGGGATCAGCCAGAGGACATGAAGTCTGAACTGGCTGGCAACATCAGTTCGTCTATTAGGCTAGACTCTAGCTCTCCCTTGCTAGAACAGTTTGTCGGTGAAATACTGCCCTCCTTTATGGACAACCATATACAAAACTATGGCGCGCCTTGGAGGGCTGTAATGAAAGAGGGCCAAGGATTTAGCTTAGAAAGCCTGTGGGTTAATTTCCAAAGGCAACATGAGTTTAATCCTCCGCACGATCACAGCGGTGTGTTTAGCTTTGTAATATGGATGCAAATACCCACGTCCTACGCAGAGCAAAAGAAACTGCCGATCTGCGTTGATTCAAATGCGGATAACCACATATCCAACTTTGCATTCAGTTACACAAACACACTAGGCAAGGTATCCACCTTTGCATACAATATGGAAAAGGAAGCAGAAGGATACATGGTTATGTTCCCGTCACAAATGCTTCACCAAGTCTTTCCGTTTTATGAAAACGATGGAGAAAGAATATCCATCTCAGGCAACATAACAATAGAGGATAAATAAATGACACGTACCGCAGAAGAAATCACACAAGCACACCAAGCTTGTATTGATGGTGCAGGAACAGTAACTTCCGTAATCGCCACACATGGCAAAGGCGCTGGCGCAACAGATGCAGACTTTGCACATGACCTAACGCACGACGAAAAGAAAGCCCGTGTATCTCGTAGCGTAGGCTATCTCAAATATCAAAAAGATACATATAGTGACTGGGGAAGTAAGAGCTTTACTGCTATCAATGCAGCAATAACGGCAGCAGACAACTTTACAGGATAAAGCTATGCCCCTGACCAAGCTCCAATTCAAGCCCGGTGTTAATCGAGAAACCACCTCATACACTAATGAGGGGGGATGGTTTGATGTGGATAAGGTCAGGTTTAGATTTGGGTATCCAGAAAAGATAGGCGGTTGGACTAAATATACCGGCGAGGCTTTTCTGGGAACCTGTCGCGCTTTGCATCCTTGGTCTGCGCTAGACGGCACCAGCTATATTGGTGTTGGCACACACCTCAAGTATTATATACTTGAAGGCACACAATACTATGACATTACCCCAATCCGGTTAACCACCAGTGCGGGTGATGCCACCTTTGCAGGCGGCGCCGATACTCTTGACGGGGCCATTGATGCCACCGCAGAATCTATTGTGATTGATAGTGCCACTGGGTTCGCCGCTTCGGGCCGCATTAAGATAGGCTCGGAAGAAATAACCTACGCATCTATTTCCAGTGTGACCTTGCTTGGTTGCGCTAGAGGCCAGAACGGCACGACCGCCGCGGCACATGACGATGGAGCGGCGGTTGGTTGTTGCACTATTACTGTGACGGAAAACGGCCACGGCGCGTTGGCTGATGATTTCGTAACCTTCGCTGATTCAGCAACGTTAGGCGGTGTAATTACCGCCGCTGTTTTAGACCAAGAGTATCAGATCACCTCAATCGTGAGTGCTAATGCGTATCAAATCGAGGCTCGAACTGTTTCAAGCATTGGTTCAATAACCACTACGGAGGGTTTAAACGCCACGTTTGTGTTTGCAAACACTTCTGACACTGGGAGTGGGGGCACTGCTACGGTAGCGGCGTATCAAATCAATACGGGTTTGGACACAACCATTGTAGGTAATGGCTGGAATGCAGGAACTTGGGGCCGTGGAACGTGGAACTCGGCCACTGATTTATCAGTGTCGGGACAGCACCTTCGGCTCTGGAGCCATGATAACTTTGGCGAAGACTTAATTATTAATGACCGCGATGGCGGTGTGTTTTACTGGGATAAAAGCGATGGTACGGGCGTTCGCGCTAAGAACCTTGCGGATGATTTAAGCATCGGAACACGAACCTCGGTTCCAACCATTGCCACCAAGATCATAATGTCTGATAGGGACCGTCATGTGATTGCGTTTGGCTGTGACGGCCTTGGCACGTCTTCGGCCACGGGTGGGGATACGGTACAAAACCCGTTGTTGATTAGGTTTAGTAGTCAGGAAAACCCTGTTGATTGGTTTCCTAGCACTGTTAATACGGCGGGTGATTTACAGATTAGTACGGGCTCAAAGATTGTTACGGCAATCGAAACTCGGCAACAGATCCTGGTGTTTACGGATGTGTCGCTGCACTCGTTACAATTTCTAGGACCGCCGTTTACCTTTGGTCTTAGTATGCTTTCAAACAACCTGACCATTGCTAGCCCGTTGGCCGTTGTTGCGGTGGAAGACACTGTGTTCTGGATGGGTCAGGAAGAGTTCTATAGTTATGCAGGCACGGTCAATCGTTTGCCCTGCACAGTTCGGGACTATGTGTTCTCTGACTTTAATGTATTTCAGTTAGACAAGGTTACAGCGTCCTCCAATACTGCATTTTCAGAAGTGTGGTGGTTCTATCCGTCTGCTAGCAGTTCCGAGAACGACCGGTACGTTGTGTTTAACTACCAGCAGAACATCTGGTATTACGGAACATTGGATCGAACGGTGTGGTTAGATCGAGGCATTAATGCCGATCCGATTGCCGCGGCCCCTGACCACTACTTGTATGCCCACGAAACAGGGTTTGATGACGGCAGTACAGAACCGGCTTCGGCTATTTCTGCCCGCATTGAAAGCAGCCAGATTGATATGGGTGAGGGCGATGACTTCGTATTTATGAGCCGCATGATACCGGACATTACGTTCCGAGATTCAACAGCGGACTTTCCTTCGGCCACGATGACCTTGCAGGCTAGAAACTTCCCTGGCGGTTTGTATCTTCAGAATCAAGCCAAGGCGGTAACACGCACATCCACGATTCCTATTGAGCAATGGACTCAGCAGATCAATCTCAGATTGAGGGGCAGGGCGTTTTCATTAAAGCTAGAGTCCACCGATACTGGCGTTGGTTGGCGGTTGGGCACTCCGAGAGTGGACTTAAGAATGGACGGTAAACGCTAATGCCCAGCAACGTGTCCCTTCCCTTCTTTCCTCTGCCCCCTAAAGAGTATAGTCAAGCATACATGGCCGAGATAATCCGGTCATTCTCTGTGTTCTTAAACCAGTACAATAACTCGTTGCAGGATGGCACTGATCTGGACACAAGCGAAGCGATAGGGTGGTTCATAGGCTAATGGCAAACACGTATGTTAATGCAAAGCTAGATTTAACCACAACCAACGCTACTGTTTTATATACCTGTGCGGCATCCACCACTGCGTTGATTAAGTCTATCTTGGTATCCGAGGACAGTGGCAACGCTGATACTATTACGGTGACGGTGACTGTTGGATCCGCAGTATTTAGTTTGTTCAAGGTCAAAGCGGTCGGCGCAAATGGGACCGTTGAGTTATTAACAGAGCCTCTTGTTATACAGGCTGCGGAAATACTGAAGGTTACAGCAGCTACAGCAAACCGGTTGCATGTTGTTGCTAGTATTCTAGAGGTAACCTAACATGAAACAGGCATGGAAAAGTAACAACCATTCTGATAGGATGTTTACAAAGGGATTAATACTATGGGTCTTTTAAGTTCTATCGGTGGTTTGGTTGGCTTGGCAATGGGCGGTCCTGCGGGGGCCGCGATTGGTGCGGGCCTAGGCAAAGGCGCTGAAGGTGGCAGTTTAAAGGACATACTATCGTCTGGCGCCAAAGGCTTTCTGGGTGGTAACTTACTAAACCAAGGAATAGCTGCCGCGGGGTCGGGCTTTTCAGGCGGTCAAGGGTCTCTTGCGTCCATGTTTAGTGGTGTCTCACAAGGTGGCGCACAAGGCGGCAACCAAGGAATCGGTAACTTAATAGGACGTATGTCTGGCGGCGGTGGCAACATGATGCCAATGGGCCAAGGTCAAGGCAACTTTAACATGGCTCAGATGATGGGCGGCGGCGGCAACATGATGGGCGGCGGCGGCGGCGGAATCATGAACACCATGAGACAGAACCCTCTGGTCACATCTTTAATGATGGCGGCATACGACGAGAACAGATACCCTGATGGCGTGAAAATACTAACTCCTTTGCAACAACGACAGATTGATACCGGAGAGCGGTTGCCCGACTATAAGGGAACCATGGCCCCGCAGATTAGATACGCTGCAAAGGGCGGACTTATTGAGGGACCAGGGACCGGAACCAGTGATTCCATTCCAGCGACGATTTATCAAAACGGAAGCCCTGTTCAAGAGGCTGCTTTATCTGATGGTGAGTTTGTTCTTCGGGAGAAGGACGTTCAGGCTGTTGGAGATGGTGATCGAGAAAAAGGCGCGGCTAGGCTATACGCTTTGCAACGTGAGTTTGACAAAGGGGCGGCATAGTTATGGCTTCATATGACCAAGAGAACGTAAACTACCAAGGGACGTTCCTTCCAGGGTATCAGGAAAAGTACCTTAAGGACTTGCTGGCTAACGTCTACTCAACAGATGCAGACGGCAACGCCACCGGTATTGCAGCAACATCTCCTCTTGGGGGTGTCGCGGAAGCCGACACGATGGACTTTACACCGAACCAGCTTGAGGCCATTCGCATGGCACGGGCAGGCATTGGCGCATATGAACCTATGATGCGTCAGGCAGAGGCGTCCTTTGGAGATGCCTCGGGGGCACTCGGCTCTGGTCTTTCTGCGTTGGGCGGAACGATGGGCGGCTTTGATTTAAGTGGCTACGCTGGCGATGTCAGAGAGGGCCAAGAGGGATTGCGTGGAACAACAGAAGCCTTCGATCCGGAGTCTGTTTCTGCGTACATGAATCCTTATGAAGACGCTGCGGTACAGCAAGCTATGGCTGACATTGGTCTGGCTGGCGAGGAGCGCCGTGTTGGTCTTGGCGCCTCGGCTGGTGCGGCTGGTGCCTTGGGTGGATCCCGACAGGCCATTGAATCTGGCATGTTGAGTAGAGACATCTTGGGTCAGCAAGGCAGGACCGCGGCTGGAATGAGGCAGGCTGGTTTTGAGAGCGCCGCAGGACGGGCGCAGAGTGCCTTTGAGCAACTGCAAGCCCGTAGGGGGGCCGCTGCTACAGGTATTGTAAACATGGGCAGTGATCTGGCGAACAAGGGCATGAGTGCATTTGAAAACCAAATGAACCGCGGACAACAGGCCAGCCAGATCTTTGGTCAACTGGGCGAGGGCATTGCCGGCATTGGTGCCAAGCAGGCAGCACTGGGCGATATGGCTCAGAAGAATGCAGCCACTGACGTAAACTCTCTCTACAACATTGGTTCCTTGGAACAGCAACAGCAGCAACGAGAGTATGATGTGCAGCGCCAGAACCAAATGGAAATGGCGTATGAACCGTTTAAGCGTTTTGGTTTCATGTCGGACATGTTCCGCGGTGTTCCATCAACTAGCACCAGCCTTGGCGGCGTAAACGTTCCATCCCCTAGTCCGATGAACTCGATTGTTGGTAATGCTCAAGGGCTTGGATCGTACCAGAACTTCTCCGGTTATAGTTAAAAGGATTGAACCATGCAGAACTCGGTCTTTAATCGGAAGTTGTTTCAGACAAAAGAAGCTCGGAACACGTTGCGCGGAATGGGTGGGGTAAGCCCAGAGATCAGCGGCATTGTTGCATCCAGCCAACCTTTGATTAATGAGGCGATGAGCGCGGTTCGTCGTCCCGAGACTTCTGCTATTCCCATGGATATCGCCATGGGTATGAACGCTACTAGAGCGCCCAGCATGAGTGATCCTATGCAGCCGGCGGGTGCTATGCCTATGCCTGCGGGTAATACGGATCTACTTGCACCGCCGCCGGTTGCTGCCCCTGCCCCTGCACCACAGATGGCGGAAGCCCCTAGCCTCAATCCAATGCAGCCTGGTGTTAAGGCCATGGCGGGTGGTGGAGAGACAACGCCTGAAGAGCCGGGATTCTTTTCTCAACTAAACACTGGCTTCAACAAGGGTATGGAAAAATACATTACTACAACTCGTCCCTTTAGTCCTTTGAGCAAGGCCATAGATGAGAGTGACATTGACATAACTGATGAGGCGGGGACCGTTGAGCAAAAGTTACAAGAAGTAAATGACGTTATAGATGATCCCGATGTTTCCCCCCAGAACCAGATGAGGTCTGTGATTGCTATTGCTGAGGGTGACCCCACGGCTAAAGACTTAAAAGCAGAGGCTGATAGGGTAAACAGGAAGCTAGGAATGCCCAAGCTAAACACCAAGCAATCCTTTTCTAAGATGTTAAAGAATATACAAAGCAACTTGGAATCATCGGCGGGCTTTGCATTAGCCGCGAGTAAGAACCCAAGGTTCTCTGGTGCCGTTGCGGAAGCAGGAAAAGGTCTGGCCGATCAGACCCTTGCTCTTGAGGTGGATGCCCAGAAGACCGCTGCGGCCAACGCTGAAACAGAACGCCTGTTGAGACTGAAGGCATCGTTGACGCCTGCTACTGCGGGTAGTTCTCTTTACAGAAAGTCTATGCGCCCAACTGAGGCAAGAGGTCGTGCTTATCAACTTGCGATGGAAGCAACCCGTGATATGTACTTTACTCTTCCGGAGGGCTTTACTACTGCGGAAGAATACGCGCAGGATGCTGGGAAAACAGCGTATGAAATGGCGTTAGTAGGCGGTGACGATGGCGGTGACGATGGCGGTGGCGGTGGCGGTGGCGGTGGCGGTGGGTTTGCAACCACACCGGAAGGATTGCTAGCGCAAGCACAAGATGCAATAAAAGACGATCCTAGTAAAAAAGACGCTATTGTAAACGAACTTAAAAGACGCGGTGTGTCTACAGAAGGTATTGAATAATGGCGGAGAACCCGTTTCTTAATCTCCCTACAGAAAACGTTAGCTCCAATCCGTTTCTTAATCTCCCAGATAATAAAGCGGAAGAACAAGAAGACCCAGAGTACGAAGGTGGTTTTCAAGAGTTTGGAGAGGGTCTGTTATCCGGTGTAATAGGAATTGGTCAAGGGGTCGGAGAGCTTGCTGGCATGGCAATAGATGCCGTGGCTGACACGGATACATCCAGCGCGGTTACCGAAATCGCTGAAGACCTTAGAGATTCCTTGGGGCTTGATCCCGCAGGAATTATTGGAAAAGGTACGGAACTTGTAACACAGTTTGTTGTGCCCGGCTTGGGGGCCGCTAAAGTTGTGAACATGGCTGCAAAGGCAGCAAGGGCGCAGCGCGGTCTGGCCGCAGTCCCGATGACTAATGTTGAGAAATTTGGCTCATTAACAAAAGAACTAGCCGCGGCGGGGGCCGTAGACGCTATTGTAACAAACAACGGTATGAATACTGTGGCTGACTTCTTCGATGGGGGGTACACCCAGACTGATCAAACGATGGGACTTTCCGGAAGAGAAGAAGCGGCTCGTCGGTTTAACAACCGGTTAAAAGTTGCCGCGGAAGCAGTCGCATTTGGCGGAGTTGCAACCGGAGTTTTAAAAGGTGCCAGTGCTGGGGGCAAATTTGCGATGGGCACGGCTCCTGGCAAGGCAACTTTAGAAGCATTGAAGAAACCAGGGCAGAAGTTAGACGAGCTAGAATCTCGGCGCATCTTTGCTGGGGGAACCTCTGCCGAGTTGTCGGGGGTCGAGAAAGCAGTAGCCGAAACCTTTGCAGGATTACGTTACCGGTCTTTTCTTCCAGAAGAAGTTGCCAACCAACAGAATTTAATTTCTAGTAGAACGCAACCAGATCTTAAACGTGCAGAACGTTCCTTGAAGAGACTTAATCTAGGTATGGATAGCATCCTCAAAAAGACTGGGGATGAAGGAGTTCAAGAACGCAAGTTCTTAATGAACTCAATCAATGAATATATCACGGCTCCCATTAAGACAGGGAAAGCCATTGATCCTACTAAAGTAAAAGAGAAAGAACGTTTGTTAAGCCTTTTGCCAACAGCCATTCGTGGAGAGGTTAAGGGGATGCGCGTTCACGTTGATGAGCTAACTGATTCTGTACTAAGTAGTAACTTTCTTAAAGACGTTGATTACATAGACGCCAAGACCCAACGTAAAATAACAGACGTTATTGAAGAAAACATTGGAGGTTACTTGCGGCGCCGTTACCGTGTGTTTGAGGACTCCAAGTTTACGCCTGGGCAGGCCGAGATAGACGCAGCAAAAAAGTTCTTTAAGACGGATAAAAGAAACATAGAGTCTGAGCTTACTAAATTAAGAGAGTACGACCCCGATCTATTAGACGATGCCACCTTAAAGAGAATAGGGGCAGAGATGAGCGGAAACAAAGTTAAGATGTTCGCTCAAAAAGTTAGATCTCCGACCTTCTCAGATGAGGCTGCGGAACTGGCTCAAGAGTCTTTCCTAAAAAGATACCAATTAAAAGCTCGGAAAAAAGGAAGCATCAAGGGTGGGTTTGTTGCTAAAGATCGTTTGCAAACAGGAATGTTTGTTGAAAGACGTAGCTTAGACAAAACATTACGATCCTTGTTGGGGGAAGTTAATGACCCCCAAGAGGCTTATCTAGGAACCATATCAGACCTTGCTCAGTTTAAAGCCACAGATAACTTCTTTGGTTCTGTAAAGAAAATGGCATTAGATGAAAAAGGTGTTGGACGGTTCTTCATAGATCCAAAGACAACTACAAAGTACTCCGCATCTCAACTTAGAAACATGTTGGACAGTGGTGAATTTGTTGAACTGGGCGGGGCTAAAGCACCAAGCACATTGCGCGGCTCTATTGAGTCTCAAGCGGGTACGGAAGCATTGGATCGTTCTGGCTGGGGAAGTTTAAACGGGATGATTGTCCCTAGTAGAATACACAAAGACTTGTCTAACCTAGTTGTTTCAGATGACAATGCATTTGTCAGTGCCGCGAGAACTCTTTACGGAGGGTTCTTAAAAGCTAAAGGCATATCTCAATATTCCAAAACAGTTTTATCCCCTGTTACCCAACTCCGGAACTTTACCACATCCTCCATGTTTGCTTTGTCTCAAGGCAACATTGGTCGCGGTGCCAACCTGTATGACTCAATGAAGCTAGTCTTTGATGACGCCACCGGTTCGGGCGCCGATCAATTTGCTAAAGACATAGATGACATGACGATGCGAGGTGTTCTTGGTACGAACACTGAACTTAGGGAAATTCAAGACTTAATCCGGAAGGGTGATCTGTTAGAGACATCCTCTCAACCTAAAAGTGCCGCGGAGGCTCTACTTGGAAAGAACCTTAGCCAAAAAGTAACGGACAATAAGTTGGCGCGAGGTGGGGGAAAGGCTTTAAAAGGTTTAGAAAAGTTATACCAAGGTTCGGACGATGTTTGGAAAGCATATAATTTTAAGTTTGAAACAAACAAACTACGCAATGCACTCAATGGTGTGAGCGAAGCAGACAAGATCAAATACCTAACCAAAAACATGACGGACATTGAGATAGATAAGGCCACTGCAATACAAAACGGTATGCCGCTAAAAGGAAGAGTTGCTAACAAAAACGGAACAATTGATGATCTAGACTTGGTTGATGAGTTAATCAAAGATCGTGCTGGGCAAATTGTTAGAGACACCGTGCCAAACTACAACAAAGCGCCTTTACTATTACGCGCCGCAAGACGATTGCCCCTTGGTAACTTTATAACATTTCCATACGAGGTATACCGCACGGGAGCAAACACACTTAAACAATCCTTGGACGAGATGAACTCAGGCGTTGGCACCATCAGGGCCATCGGGCAACGTCGATTGATGGGACTCATGAGTGCAACCATAGTAGTTCCTCAAGCAACAGCCATGGCGGCATACGCAGTTAGTGGGATCAGTCGAGACGAAATGAAAGCATACCAAAGATCCTTTGGCTCCGAGTGGGAAAAAAATGCGATGTTGATTCCCGTGAGACGGGAAGAAGACGGACGTATAACATATATTAATTTAAGTACGTCCAACCCTTACGACACTTTGTTTAGCATGGTCACCGCAGCTAACAACTCAATTGGAACGGACGGTAAGCTAGATAAGTCTCCTGATGAAGTTATGTTGAACGCAGTAGAAGCAAGCCTTGGAGAGTTCTTTGATCCATTCCTCTCTCCTGCTATGATCACCGAGGCATTAGTTGATGTCACTCAGCGTAATGGAAAAACATCAACAGGGTCTGAAGTTTACAACCCACAAGACCCTCTATGGGAACAACGAGTAAAGTCATTTAAACATTTGTTTGAAACAGTAATTCCTTCGGGACTACCCGTTCAAGTTACTTCAGGTGAGTTTGAACCAAGTCGGTTTGCCCGTGCTGTTTTAGGGCCGCTTGGAGTTATTGATCAAAAAGATAAACTGGGAAGAGAAAGAAAAGTTGAGGATGAGATTATAAGATTAACTGGGTTCGCTGTTTCAGAGTTTGATCCAGAGAGAAGTTTAAAGTTTGCAGTAACTCGGAAGAAGAGGGAACAAACAGATGCTAAACGTATCTTTAACACGGTTACGGATGATGCCAACGCAGACACCAGTACTTATTTAAACGCATACGCTAAAGCAAACGATGCGAAAATGAGGGTCGATAAAGAATATTATCAAATCTTAGAAGACGCTAAGATGCTTGGTATGACTAACAAACAAATTAAAAAAATATTTAAAGAGAACAAAGTAGGTGGTGTTGGTGGAATACTAAAAGGAAAATTTGAACCGTTTAAGGTAAGCCCAGAGTCTGGGAAAAAAGCATTTAGGGCGGGGAACAAAGAAGAGTTTAAACAGGCTATACCCTTTTTTAAACAAATGTTTAAGGAGGGGAAAGGGTTAGAGCTTGCGCCTGATCCGGTAGAAAGTACTTACGTTCCACTCTTGGATAAGAACCCAGAAGTTGTCCCTAGTTTAACACAAGCGCCTTCGACACTGCCTTCTACGGTTAACCCCTTTGATAGTTTAGACATTCCAAGTTCCCGTAATCCGTTTCTTAACTTACCAACACTGCCCCCAAGCCCCACGTTATTACCTAACCCGCAGGACCAAGAGATACAGCGCCGGCTTAATCCCTAGTCCTCTAAGCAATCTACCTTAACGCCGAGCCCACCGAACAACTGCACCATGTTATTAACATGGTGGGTTACCTCCTCTATGATGTCATCATCATCGGTCATGACGGCCAAGCGCATGGCGTTCTCTACAACTTCCAGCAACGCCTGGACCTGCATGTTGTGCATGTCATCAAACCCGACCGTCTTTAAGTTCTTCTCGATCATTCGATCTCTCCCCAATTATCCTTTAGCTCCTCATCAACCTTCGACGGAACCTTTAACAAGTGTGACATACCTGTCTCCATGATCTCCGTAATCCGAGATGCTTGCTCTTGGCTTTCTATCGAAAAGCATAGTTCATCGTGAACTGTGAGCATAGGAATCAATCCCTCGGCATAGCAATCGGCCATCGCCTTCTTGGTTTGGTCCGCTGCGGATCCTTGTATCAGTTTATTGAGCGCCTTGTAGGTGAATGCCCTCCTGATCTGCTTTCCCATCACACTGCAGTATTGCTCCTGTGCTTCCTTTAGAGGCAGAGGTTTGTTATATTCCCACCCTACTGGCTCCCACATGTCAAACCGGCACCTACGGCCCAGTATAGTGCGTATGGAGCCCCTTCTAGCGGCTGTATTGGACGCCATACCTGCAAGGCCTTTAACAAACGGAACTTTAGTCTGGTGTGTGTTCAGCAAATCCGATGCTTCCTGCAACGAAATGTCCAACTGGTCGGCTAGCTTGGCCTTGCCCATGCCGTACATAATGCCAAGGTTCACGGTCTTGGCTTCCTTGCGGGTGATGTTCGCGAAATCAGCAACCATCTGGTGCAGATCAACATCGCGGATCTGCCACTCCTTAACGATCTCATCCACCATAGGATCTTTGTGATCATCGCTCAGACCCGCAGCAAAGTGTACCAGCAACCGTGGCTCTTGGCTGGAGTAATCAAACGATCCCCACTTGCATCCTTGCTCCGGTACAAACAGACCCCGTATGAGCTTCTTGATTTCCGGATCCCGCGCAGGAATCTGCTGAAGATTGGGGTTGGACGAGGAGAACCGGCCCGTAACCGTGCCCCCATCATCGCTCCGCAACTGGTGGAACTCGCAATGAATGCGGCCCTTGTGTTCGTGGCGCAGGATGGTGTCGATGAATGTTGTGTTGGCCTTGTCTAACTCTCGCAGCCTAACGATCTCTTTAGCCATGGGGTGGGGGTGCAGATTAAGGAACTGCTTAGTGAAAGACGCCTGTCCCGATTCCGTCTTCTTGTATTCCAGATTCAGCTTATCAAAGACCTTCTGAACAGAGGTCGCGGCCCACGGCTCGATGTCCACACCGGTTTGCTTCTTAATAGATTCCTTGATCTGAGCAACCCTTTTGGTCAGTCCTTCCCTAGCTTGCTCGGCCTTTGATACATCAACGGGAACCCCAGCCTGTCTCATCTTAATCATGAGGGGTATGAGGCTGGTTTCCAATTCCCAGATCGACCACAGTTCCTGCTTGTCTAGCTCTATCTTTAACCGCTGCCATAGCTTCAGTGTCATCAGGGCATCCTGTTCAGCATACGCCCCCACATCCATTGGCAGCATACGCCACATCTCTGACTTGGGATCAAATCCCCAGTCTCTGGCCGCAGCGCGAAGTGCCTTCTCGTCCTTACGCATATCAATGTAATCACGGCCCAAGTTATTCAGGCTGTAGGAAAACCGGTTCTCGTCCACAATCGCGCCGGTCACCATGGTGTCAATGATCCTGCCCTTCACCTCTATGCCCTCGGCCTGTAGCCAACCGGCATCGTAGGTTGCATTGTGCATGATCTTATCAATCCTAGGCGTATCCATCTGTTGCTTGAACCAACGCATGGTCATCTTGGGATCTAGGTTGTGTCCGTTCTGGTGGCGCATAGGGAAGTAGGCTTTGTAATCCCCAGCAGCTACGGCAATTCCTGCAATGAACCCGTCCTTCGTGGCCCAACCAGGGCCACGGGTAGTAAGGTTTGGATCACACGTCTCAAGATCAACCGCGATTTCTTTGTAACCTGTCAGGTCAGGATACCCTGTTGGAATAATCCAGTTGGGATCTAGCCTGTCGAGTTCCATCCGGTTATTAAAGCTGATTGTTGACTTGTCTTTTCGATCTCTTGCCATAATATTTCCTTGCTGCCTTGGTATTATTTGGAACGTGCTTACTACAGAACTTCTTTTGTCTGCCAACTAACGGGAGCCCACAAGGCTTTCTGGTGCGACCATCGATCTTCTGGCATGTCTTCGGCTCAACGTATGGATCATACTCCATACCGAACAAAGCATTGAGCCCAGGCTCCAGTTCCGCGGCTAACTGTGCGCGGGAAATGGTCTTACTTTCTTCTTTAGGTTGAATATTCTGGGTAATAACGGCGTTATTACCATTTTTATCTTCTTCTGGTTGAGCATCGGGGGAAACTCCCCCGGTTTTATAATACCGTTCTGCAACCTCTGCTGAGAGGGCGGCGTACCCAACCTTATCGACCCACGAATCTTCATGGCTTATGTCCACCAACAGTCGGCTCGTCTTCAGCCAATCCATCATCAGGCCAACATGCATCGGGCTTACACACCCATGTGTGGCGAGAGCGTTCTTCGTAATTATGTCCCATCCCAAAGATATGGTGGTGAAACTGTCATATACATCGCCGTATTCTTCTTGCCGAGCCCCGTTGATCTTTCTCAAGGCATCGTCTATTAAATCATCTCTATTCATCTATTTATTCTCCTCTATATCCATCCAATTTGTGGTGGTTTTGTTGATCCTGTTTCCCAAACAAACCAAGCAAGACACATCATTCCTCCCTTGTAAGACTGGCCGTCTTTGAACAAAGACATTCGTTTTGAAAACACCCATACTCTCGAGGGTGGGTGCCGTTTAAAAAATTCTTTTCTGGCGATACCTTCAAGAAAAGTTATCTTCAAAAGAAACGCTGTCTTGTGCTTGGATATTGATTGGGCGTGTTCCGCCATTTGCAAAGACATCTTTGCATAAGGTGGATTGGTTATAATATTATCTCGTTGCTCTCTCTCAAACAGAAAGTCCCTATGGGGAGTTCCATAACCTCGATCTATTAAATCGCTACTTTCAACGGTGTAACCTCGTTGAACCAAACGCTTACTAATATGACCTTCTCCACAACAAGGCTCAAAAACACCGCCCTCAAAAGATTCAACAGACAACAGGGCATCGGTAGCTTCTGGAGGGGTCGCATAATAATCATCTTTTTGTCTGTCCCCACGACTATTAAACCCAATGATTTTCTGTCCAGACTTAACGTTCATATCTCGTACCTATACCTTTTTTCTGTATCCAATATGTGCAGTTCCTTCCGGGCTCTTGTAACGCCCACATAGAATGCACGGTGTTCATCATCTGGATATCTGCTTTCAAGACACGCTCTCGTCGTGCCTAAATAAACCACACAGTAATCGTCCTCCCCTCCCTTCATTGCGTGAAACGTAGATAGTTTAATCCGCGGTGGCTGGGTGATGTCCTCACCTCTTCGCTCTAGCGAACGGACGTATAGCTTCTGGTGATAACCAAACCGCACAATGTCCATCGCATCTGTGTCCAAAGGCGCAATCAAACCAAAGTCACGCACCAATGTATCGTAGTCCAACTGCAATTCCGGATCCGCATCTTCAAGTAATCTAGACGAGCCGCGCTTTACAACAGCCCCGTCCCCCTGCTTGGGTGCCAGAGCGTACATCGTCTTAACCCGCCCCAAGTACAAAGACCGGCCGGCTTGCAGATCGCGCCACGCCATGATCGCATCAGCGTCTTTCGGATTAATCGAGGGCCGACCCTTAACGCTGTACATAAATCCGTCTTCCCGCAGCTTATCTGCAAAATCACGAACGTACCCGTTGGTTCTAGCCATGATTGTCCACGAACCTTGGTAGTAAGGAATGGTGTCCCGACTCAGGTGAAAACAAACCGCGCCCTCCTCTGCTGTGGGCATGAACTTCTTCTCAACCCTATCGTCGATCCGCTTTACGATCTTCTGGGACAAGGCCCATACAGTGCGGGGCAACCGGTACGACTGGCTTAGAATGATCTTGTTTTCGGTTGCGTTAATAAACTCTGCAACCTCAACGCCCGTCCATCGGTGGATAGCTTGGTCATCGTCACCCGCATATACTACGTTCTCAGCATTGGACTTCATGTGATTAACCATCTTCCACTGCAATGGAGTAAGGTCTTGTGCCTCGTCCACAATCAGCAGCTTTAAGAACGGCGGTTCCACAAACAGGTACTGTTCAATAAGATCTACAAAGTCCAGTTTGGCAAAGGTGCTTTTATACTGTTGTGTTGTTTCTGATATTTGTTTCATCTTGGCAAAAGACAACGACCAATCCTCGGCCTCGTTAAACTCCTTATCTAAACCAATCAAACGGTAACGAGCCCGATCAATAAGTTGGATGTATTTACCCCCGTCACCTCCAATGGCAGGGATGATAATGCCATCGTCAGGAACCGCGCCCTCTGCATTTTCAAACACAACGCCCAGACCGCGGCCCATCTTCTGCCAATCCTCCTTGGAAAGCATGTCCCCAGACACAATGCCCAAGCCCCGAAAGGCAATGGAGTGTAGGGTGCGGAAGAAAGGCAGACGCTTTTCCTCAAACCCGAACTTGCTACACGCTCTCTCCACTGCTTCTTGAACGGCCTTCTTGGTAAAGGACATGAACCCGATCTGTTCGGGTTGGACTCCCTCATTCAATGCGTCCTCAACACGTTGAATGAGGTTGTATGTTTTACCACACCCTGGTGGTCCCAACAGCATGAGTTCAGACATTGGGTGTAACCTTGCTACGCGGACGGGTAGCTAGCCACTCAACGATCTCGGCTTCAATCCAACGGGTAGAACTGTTCTTGGCCCCCGTATCACCAAGCACTAGCGGCTTTGGAAAGCTGCCATCGTTTACCCACTTGTAAATGGTTGAATGGGAGATCCCCAACCACTCCGTTAACTCTGCAATTTTTAACAGCCTTTCTTCAGAAGGGGATGTCATCACTAAACTCCTTTGGTTCCAGTTCTATTTCTTCATCTTCAAATGCCGGCACATGCCAGACACGTAACTTTTTAGACTTTCCGTTTTCTTTTTTTATATATTTCTCTTTGTGACAGGGTTGCCCATCGTTCAGCGTCTTCAACTGTTCCTGTATGTGAACCGCTTTGTAATGTGTGAACTGCCTGTTCTTTAGAAACAGTTCCAAACCAACCATAGTGAAGTACGTCATACCATCCTCAGTCCAGGGCTTGCCTAACTCCATCTCCTCGGGAGACAGCGCCCGTATCCGACTTGTGCAAAACGTCTTCAGCAACTCTTGGAACTGGCCCCTGATCGTAAGCTCCGGAGGAACATCAATGGTGACAGAACTCTTCATCAGCGTGTTGATTGCAACCTGCCAATCTTGTGGCTTAACTTGAGGCGGCATGAAATTAAGTTGCTCCATACACGCCCGTTGCCAAAGACCTTGGTTCTGTAATTGCTCCACCGTTAGCTGCAACCGGTTACCATCCACATCCATGAAGTAATGACGCGGCTCTGATAGCATGACAGTCAAGCCGCCAATGTTAGCCTTGTCTGGAGCCGAGTTACCCACACCAAACTGCCTTGTCTTGCAGATCTGCACATCACAGTAATCCTTTAACGGGCAGGAACTACATTGCAGGAAGTAGTCCTTCTTCATGAGCGACTTCTGCAACGCAACGATCTCAGTTGCCTCAAGGGCAGGGCTGCATAAAGTCCTGTTGTATTCTTCGTGATGCTTCTTCCAATCGTCGGGCCACTTCAGCCGGCAGTACACACCCACATTAAACATGAACGTGTTCCGGTGTTCTGTAACCGCGCCCTGCCCAGTAATAACCTCCAAGCAATACGGTCCATCGGTAAAGTGCTTTCTATCTCCCCCGAACTTCAGTTCATTCAGTTCCGAAATAGATATCCGGACAGCGTCAACCGCAGCGAAGAAGTCCTGCATCTCCATGGACTCGCCCTTTTTATCCAAGGCATAGCGGGTGGTGATGTCACCGCCAAAGTACGGCATGTTAATGAAGTTACCAACATCTCCGCGCTCCGCCAGGATAGTGTCCTGCTTGGGGAATATCTCACACCCAGAGAACCCCAGTGCTACAGACATCTCGGTCAGGTATTCACGAACCAGTGCCGCCGGCTCCCATTCTTGCAGAAACAAATAGAGGTGGGCGCCGCCCGACTTGGAACGGCACAAGATCAAAGGCATGTTCATCTGGTGGATCTTTGTATTCAACTCCACCAAGTTAAGATCATAGGTATCAATATCCAGAGCCCCGAATCGGCACAGGTTTTCCTGAGTGATTGGTATTGATCCAACCCCCTGCTTACCCTCGATGTGAGACTGTACAAGTTCCTCGGTCAGTGGGCCGCGCACGATCTTACTGGTTGCTTCAGCCTTGCCGTTCCGACCAACACGCCCAACAGACGTTGTACCATGGGCAGCGATTGAACCATCAAACGCTCCCATTAACATTTTAGCTTGGGACATAATCCGCTCCTAAAAAACATTCACGCTAACGCCGTTAGCGTGAATCTTTGTTTATGTTTTTAGAACGGAATTTCGTCATCTCTCATTGGGGCTGCTGTGGAATCTCCAGAACCACCGCTAACTACGGTAGGTTCCGCCGCAGCTTTGGCTTCACCCGCAAGAATTGAATCGCGGAATGATTTAGCTGCCAGCATTAAAGGACGATCTTCAGGCGTGACTAACCGAACATGTTCAACAGCCCAGTTATTCCAAGTGCCTTGGTCATTGCTTTCCTCAACCGAATACATACGCCAGATCGTTGCAAACAAAGCCGGCTGAACTAACTCACCTGACTTTGGGTTCTTAACTCTAAGCATAGAGATGTTGGTCTTCCAACGGCGGCTAACCTTCAACCCAGAAGACTTCATGTCAATGACAGCCGGTTGGTATGATCCCTCATCATCCAAGATCAGGCAGAAGTGCTGGTCAGACTTAACCAGTTCGTTGCCGTTGGGTAGAATTTCTTTGCCACCCTCTCGTCTTGTTTTATTGATCAACGGATCACTCGCTGGGATCTTGCCTTTGAACCCACCACCCAAGTCGCGAGGTACAAACTCCAAGTATTCTGTACACTGGAAGCAAGGGATAATATTTATTCCCTTTTCGCCAGACCAGTACTGGTTAGTCACGTTGTTATACGCATCTCCTTGCTCGGCGCCGGCAATGAACTCGGCATTGCGCTTGTTAATCTGAGGGCTCATGGCCTGTAACAGACGGACAAACGGGATCTGCATCTCGTCACTACTAAATGACGCGCCTTCACCAGCGGTTTCAAAGATATCGTCGAGAATATCTGTGCTTAACTCTGCACTTTTTTTATTAGCTACTGCGTTACCCATTATGCTTTCCTCTTTACTTCTGCTGCTGTTGATACAAACGCCCCGAACATATCAAGGTCGATGGGCCTACCGTTAGCTACCCGCTCCTTAACAAATGCCTTAAGAGTAGACGCATGAATGTGAGTCTTGGTCTTTGGATCAAAGCCCTTCTCCTGTAGTAAGCCTACAAGATTACCCGCAACATTGTCCTCGCCCTTGCCGAACGTAATAACAACATCGTTCTTTATAATGTCATCAAGTCCGTTCTGACGAAGCCAGTTATACGCCTCATCTCTTCGCGCTACAGGAATAGATGCGTGTACCAGAGGTTTACAAGCGACCGATGCGCCCTCAACTTCCAACTTCTCCACACCCATTTCATCCATAAGGCTTGGGATACGGTCGTGCGTGATGGTTCTCCGCGCTTCCTTCAAGATCTTGAGGTGGACCTCCGCGGCCTCAATGTCTTTGTCGAGAGCCGTGACCTGCCTTACCATACCGGATAAAGTTATCCCGGTTTCTGTGTCCACACCGGCCAACGCTTGGCTTGTGTCGAACATGTCATCGAATATGTCTTCCATAAAAGTACATCCTCTTCAGGGTTAATGTTGACACAATGTGTATTGTGCCGTATTTGAGAGTATATGGGAGAAAACACATGACAGTCAACTATAAATTTAAAACTAAACCATTTGATCATCAACGGACAGCACTGGACGCTGCTGGATCTCGCGGATCCTTTGGTTTCTTTATGGAAATGGGGACCGGCAAGTCGAAAGTCCTCATAGATAACATGGGCCAGCTATTCTTGGAAGGTAAGATTAACTTCGCGTTAATCATCGCACCGAAAGGCGTGTATCGAAACTGGGTAGCCAAGGAAATACCGCAGCATATGTCAGATGATGTGCCGATTCGGATCATACGGTGGGTGGCAAACCCAAACAAGAAACAAACAGAAGAATTGAAATCAATTACTAAAGGATTCGCTGGCCTCACAATATTCGTTATGAATGTTGAAGCATTCTCCACGGCCAAAGGACAAAACGCCGGCAAGTGGATGGCTAAACACCTTGGTCAGTATGGCATGATTGCCATCGATGAAAGCACCACCATCAAAAACCCCAAGGCAAAGAGAACAAAGTCCTTGATGGAGATAGCAGATGGGTTCTCATACAAGAGACTACTAACCGGATCACCAATCACCAAGTCCCCCCTGGATATCTATGCTCAAGCAGAGTTCCTCCGTCGAGGGATGCTAGGCGAATCATACTGGGCGTTCCAAGGCCGGTATGCCATCACCAAACAACAGAAGATGGGCGCCAGGTCGTTCACACAAGTGGTTGGATACCGATACCTCGATGAGTTGACCGAAAGAATTGCAACATTCAGCTATCGCGTACTGAAAAAAGAATGCTTGGATCTGCCAGAAAAAACATACACCGTTAGATATGTGAACCTGACCCCCGAACAAAGAAAAATGTACAACGACATATCACGACAAGCAATGCTCTTACTGGACAACGGTGAACTGGTCAGCGCACCCGCAGTAATTACACAGCTTTTGCGCCTACAACAAATCCTGTCCGGTCATATCAAGACCGACGAGGGTGATGTGCAATACTTTCCAACCAAAAGAACAGACGCACTTAAAGAAATCATGGACGAACATGATGGCAAGGCAATCATCTGGTCGCGGTTCCGTCATGATATTAAATCAATCACCTCGATGCTGAACAAAGAGTTCGGAGCCGGTTCCGCTGCGGCGTACTTTGGAGATACCAAAGATGACGAACGTCTGGCTATCGTTCAGAACTTCCAGAACCCCAACCACCCACTGAAATACTTTGTGGGTAACCCAGCTACCGCAGGATATGGCTTAACTTTGACCGAGGCCAACCTTGTGGTATACTATGCCAATGACTTCAACTTGGAGACTAGAATCCAAAGCGAGGACAGGGCGCACCGCATCGGTCAAAAAAACCCAGTGACCTATATTGATTTGATATCTGATGGCACAATCGATGAGCGTATCGTGGAATCACTTCGCAATAAAATTAACATAGGCGCATTAGTATTAGGAGAGAAAGCAAGAGAATGGCTAAAACTTACCTAGAAGAAATACAACACCGCCAAGCAATCGAAGACATGGTGGATTATAAACGAGGTTTGCGGAGTCTTAAAACAGGGACGAAAGCATTGTCGGAAAGCACCGGGCTAAGTCCAGACATCGCTGAAGCATTGCTTAAATCTATGAACAAAGACAACGTCACCCAGATCAGAGGCTACTCAAAAGAACCGGAGCATCTGAGACAGTCTAAGATTGGCAAGTCCAATGAACCCAAAAGATAACGTCATCCAAGGTCCATGGCCCCAGTGGGGGGTCGTCGACTTTGATGTTCTAAATGATATAACGCAATTGGACTTAGACTATTGGAAATGGGAAGAGCTTTTGCAGGATCAAGAGCGAGATGCTTGGAATCAGTTTTATGAACTTGAACGGCAAAGAAAATTGATTAGAAAACAGAAGAAAGAGATAATATGGAAAAATGGTGGGAAGACTTAGAACTAATGCGAAGATTGTTTCGGTATCTTCCAACGTCTGGAATGATATATTCCAAAGAGCGCCTTCCAAAAGACTTTTATCATACAGGAGAGGGTAGCTCTTTTATGAGTGCCGAGGGCGCAGCGGCTAAGTACAATCTTGAACGGGCAGGAGACTTGGCATTTAATTGCAGAGTCAAGCCCACAAGATCTACCTGCTACTACCTAAACGGAACACCTTCTTACTTGGGAGTACAAAAGAAACTGTTCGCGCATCGAGTGGCATTCTTCCTGCATCATGGATACTATCCGCAATGGCCCAACTCAATCGATCATATCAATCGGGATGGGTGCGACAACAGGTTAGTAAACCTGCGAGAAGTAACAGCAAGACAACAGTCCGCGAACACGGGAATAAGTAAGTCCAATACGTCTGGGGTGAAAGGCGTCAGCTTTCTAAAAGATAAAGGAAAGTGGAGAGCCTCGATGAATATCGATGGTAAAAAAACAAACCTAGGAACCTTCGTCACGCTTCAAGAAGCAACCGCCGCTAGAAAAAAAGCAGAGAAAGTCACTTCTTTAAACTAAAAATCCCCCTCACTCATAAACGCTAGCAGCCATGCCCACTTTTAGTATATCGATCATATCATCTTGCCTAACTTCATTTTCCTTAGCCAAAACCAAAAGCGCCTTCAATGTTTTGTTCTCTTCCTCCAATCGTTTGACCTCAGCCAGCACACGGTTGTATTCTTCCCTGTTAATCATCTTTTCAAAGTCCCATTTAGCCATCTACAAAAACTTTTTGATGCTCCCTGCGGATCAATACAGATAGCTGCCGTGCCATGGTACGGTCATCAGCGTCCGCCAATTCCTTTAGCAGTTTGTGAACGTCCGTAAACACCGCAACATTCTTAAAAGGTTGGCCGGTGGATTCCTGTCGTTGCTTGCCGCGCCCTGGAGTTGTGGCTGGCTTGCGAGTAACTTGTTTGTTCTTCATGGTGTTATCCTCTTGTTGTGGGCCACATATACTATGCTTATGTGCAGCCCACAAGTAGTCAGTCGGCTAGCCGGTAAACCTCGACCTTGCGAACCAATTCTTTCTGACGTTGCAGCGAAGATCTGATCTGAGGCAGGGACCAGTCCAGGGAATCATAAATATCCTTGATCGTTTGCGGCTTCTGGCCCAGCAAATCCAAGACCAACGCATCAATCTCCTCCTCGTCCTCAATACGAGCATCGATCTCCATGTCCTCAATCTGAGCATCCGTTGGACCGTTCTCTTCAGTGGGATTGGGGTCGGTCGCAACAACATTGACCACACGCCAAGGAATAGTAGATCGCTTGTCAGAATAATTAGGAAGTACCGAGGCATAAACCTCAGTGTCAGGCTCCAGATTCATCTTCTCAACAATGCGCTGATTAATAAACACACCCTCACCATTCTCGGGCAATACCCCAAAGGCACTCCCCGAATAAGTTAGTTCCTCAATCAATACAATCTTGGTTTCGATAGTCATATTAGATATCCTTCTCGTCTTAATTTACTTACAAAGTCTTTTAATTCTCGTCTCGCCTGGTGCAAATTGTTCCGCGCATCAGGTGCTGCATCTACTCTATTGCCTGCCTGTTCGTTGTTATCAACCATGCGTTTCAGATGTTTTAATTCTGCCTCTTGCGCTGGTGTTATATTTTTCATTATACATGCTCCTCGTTTATTGGTATATTATACATGAGGGCTACTGGATCTCTTTCATTTTCACACAAGAGCCTCAACGTCTTGCGTTCCAGTAGCCCTCACCATTATTTAAAAACAATCCCATGCCTGCGCGCCGTGCGAGATACGTTCTTCACCGTCATGTCCAGCTTGAATGCAATCTCGGTTTTACTGGCGCCCAACTCTGCGAGTGCGCGTAGCTGAATAGACTTCTCATGCTTGGGCCTGCCCCGATTGCCGTTGTGCCAGCCGTTGTCAGGCTTAAATCCATAGTTGGAACTGCGACCGCCAAGACTCTTCTTAAACAACTTGTTCTCAGCCGCAGCCATAGCAATGTACTCTTCAGATAAACTCATGACTCTCCCTTGTCCTCGTCCCATGGCTCGTCAGCTAAACTCACCTTTACATCTTGGCGGTAGCGCATCGAACAAGACTGCTTGTTTCTCATATTCTCCTTGCGCTGCTGATCGTCCGACTTCTTTCCCACTGGCTTATTCTTGTTAACCGCCACCATGTTCTAGTAATCCCCCTGATAATAAACATTCCTGTCCCATGGATCGAACAAAATCCAATCCGCAGCTAACTCAAACTTCTTAGCGTACTCCTCCCTCTCTGTGTGGTGACGGTAGCGGGGGTCAGGATCTTCAATCAAATCACCGCTGCTAGAAAACCCGCGAATTTTGTACGCAATATCCCGCAACATCTCGGGGGATAAATCAACCCTCATAGGGTTGTTGTTGTACTCGTCAGGCGATGCGTGTGTACTGTTGATGTAGTCATGCAAATCCCAGTGCTTGCGCCAGTACTGGATCTCCAACACAACAGTCTTGATAGGCCAGCATACCTCTGCGCGTGACACCCCCCCGTGTTCATTCCGAACATAAACGGCCTCCGTTGGCCGCTCCATCGGGATGAAATTGTCCTTACCATTACTCAGCGTAGTGTTGTTACGCTCCGCAATTAAATATGCATCTAGTCCCATTATAATTCTCCCCCCGTTTTAAACTGAATGTATTGCGTAACACTGTGACCGTCATCAAACTCCATAAACATACGATCACCAACCGAGGCCACCCGTCTGGCAAACTCTGTCCAATCCTCGTCAGCCTCCCAATAAAAGGTGGCGAGTGCTATGACGCGGTGAGGACTCTGGTCACGTTGCGGGTCGGTCATGTCAAACGTATCGCCCCGATCAGTAGTTACAATTTCGACCTGAGCGGTTGCTCTGTCCACCATTGATGTAATTCCCATGTTTATCCCCAATCTTTCTGGACGCCGTAATCTTCAGCCGCAAGATAGCCCTCGTTGTATGCCGCAATCTCAGACGCATTCATCTGAGCCGCAACGGTCTTAAGACCGTGACCCGTACCCTGCGCCCAGTAATGCGGCACCGGTGGACGGTGATAATAATAATCCGCGCCACCTCTATCCCTAGGACCGCCATGGCCCGTCATTACTTCATCCATTACTTATCTCCTTCTTTCTTTCGTTGAAATAAATTGGTGTCTTTGTGTCTTTGTGAACCCCCTCCTCTTTTAACTGTTTTACGAGGAGTTATTTTAAAAGTCGGTTTGGGTGTTTTATTCCCCTTCGCCGCCGCTCTTCTGTGATTACGATTGAGCTTGATCATGCTCTCTCTCCCCCCATGTTTCGTTGTCAAACAGATCGTCAGAACTGCG